TTGTTGGTAAGAGTAATTATATCGCCAGCTCTAGACTTTGAAAGTTGGCCTAAGCATTTATTGATGGTGTCACCGCCATCTGTATCGGTACCCTCAATTTCTCCACTGGGTACTGAATTTACTCCAACCTGCCAGTTAGCTTTTGCATGACCGGCATGAGTCTCATCTCTTACATTGACTGGTGTATTATCTATGACATCAGTGATAACTTGTCTAGCTACTCTCTTAAGTCCTTCGCCATAACTATCAAATACTTGGCCACCAAAGTTCTTTAATCCAGCTTGGAAAGTTGAGAGATTCGCCATTACTTCCTCACCTGAACCTTATAGACAATAGCTAATCCAGCTGGCGCGATTGGGTTACAGCTAATTACCGCCCAATCCACACTATTCATAGTCAATGTATTATCTGAATTTGGTTCTGGGGTAGTATCAGAGGCGGTCATTAAAGCTATCTTATCGCCAATCTTAATGAGAGTTCCATCTATATCTTTAGACTCATACTCAATTACTATTCCATTAACTAGGTGGTCAACTTTAACTGGATCACTAACTACCCCAGTCGAAGGGTCATAAGTTCCAGCAGTCTCAGTAGATAAGGTCATTGGCATACCAAACTGTTTGATGGCATTTGCAACTAAACCATCCCGTATATTGATATACATCGAGTTCATGCGCGCACCAATCTAACCTGTTGATCTAGATACTGACTAATTAAGTTCGATACCTCAAGAGGCAATGCACTGTTACTCTTTGAGTCAATTATTATAGTACCTAGTCGTAACCTTGTAACTGGTGAGTTTGCACTAAACCCTTTAATTAGTTGGTAAGCTAATTCAGCCTGTCCACTCTTTATATTGATTGGGGTCTCTGCAATTCCAAGGATTCCCAAGTCATAGTCAAAATTGATTGATTGACCGAATGTTCGTAAGTGACGAATTACTCTAGGCCAAGCAAGTACTTGCGCATAATTATTCTTCTCACCAAACCAACGGTAAGTCTCTAGCAATTTACATGCCCCGACTAGAGCTCTTACCTTATCAACATCAGACTGGGTCGCCCAATCCGTTCCACCAAATCGAGTATTATGGTAATCATCGGCCTCTGCGACTGTAATGTAGGAGTTTACGTCTACTTCAAGAACTAAGTCACTCATGAGTTAATACCAACAAAGGCCTTACAGTGGGTTTCTAATGTAGATAATATAAGAAATTCCATAGTAAGGCCTCTGAGTTTGGGTTAAGTATTTACGTTATTCTACAGACTTAGTGTCAGCTTTTGCGAGTGAAGTCTTTTTAGCCGCATCAGTTTTTTCAGCTTCAACCGGTTTCTCAACTACTAACTCACAAGTTACTCCGTAATATCTGCAGAGAATCTTCTGGATTTGTTCGGCAGTTCCTGCACCTTGGATGTCCATCACACCGTCGATGAACTGGTACTTATCTAGAAGTACCTTAGTCTGACCTTTGCTAGGGCCAGATAGAGTGAACCGATACATGTAAGACCTCCCGGAGTTAGTATGTAAGCCAAGCCTTTATTCGCCCAGACGTTCGATTCCAGGAACCTCGGACCCATTGAGTAGCATTCGAGAAACTGAAGATTGCATTAGCGGTAGTAGTCGCTGCGTTGGCGCCCTGGTCTTTGCACGTAACCCAAGGACCTGTACTGGTCGGTCCACATTGAAGGAGGAATGTACCGTCAAGAGCCTGAGCAGCCAAAGTAGTCTGATGCACGCCGGTTACCTGAACTGACTTGTTCAGTGACGCACGTACATCAAGAGGAGTTGAGTACGTGGTAGTATTGGCGGTTGACAGGTTGTTAAAAAGAGTGTTGGTTTTGAAGTCAGCGAAGGAAACCGAGGCGAAGGCTAGAGTTACCAAGATAAGAACTGAGAAAAGCGAGCAAAATTTCTTCATTTTTCACCTCGAAAAGGAGTTAAAGGTTAAAATCATGAGGGTCCGTAGACCCTCAGATTCGCAGTAGTAGGAAATTAGTTCAGGATGCCAGGTGCGCCGGCCAGACCGAGTTCACTGAAGAGAGCCAAACCACAGTACATCTTGACACGAGTGATAGACTCGTCTTTGGTCTGAGACTCGCCGATCTCACTTACTCGTACACCAGAAGCGCCGCGGGCAGTAATCCCAGACATGCCGATCTTGCCAGAGCCATCATCGAGAGTACCAGCGAAGATGGTAGAGCAAGTCGTGTTGCCGCCCTTCGTCTGGTTGATCGGCAAGTAGTCGTTGCGGAAGATCGGAACATTGCGATAAACTGGAACTGTGCGACCAGAAGGAAGCGCGATAGTCTCACCGATATTGGCGCCGCCCAACGCACGAAGCAGAGCGAAGTAGGAGCGGATGGTACGAGAGTTCATAAGGATGTAGTCAACCTCACCGTCCTTGTCTTTAACAAGATCGATCAGATTATCGAGAATGTCGAAGGAGAGGTTGGCGCCGTCAGTACCCGTATCAACGGTCTGAGCAACTGGCAGAAGGGTCAAGAGACCTTCGAAGGTGTCAGACGTACCGTCGCCTGTAACCATTGTGGTCTGATACTGACGACCGAGTGACTTGGCTTTAGACGCGATCTGGACGGCTTTCTGGTCGGTGTAGTTGGAGCGGGTTGCCTCGATGAGCAGGTTGACTTCAGCGTCGCCGATCAGGGTTGTAAGAGCAGCGCTCTTGGCAGTGAAGGTGGCGGCGGCCTTTGCGGTAATTGTTCCGCCAACTGGCAGATACTGGACATCACCAGCTACGTTCTCACGGTTATATGCGAGAGCGTTGCCGTCAATTTCCATGAACGGGAAGACTTCGTAGAAGGGGTTGACTGTAACTATCGTCTCGATAACGCCGGACAATAGCATATTCTGAGTGAGCTTTGCGGATTCTGCGAGAGTAACTGATGCCATGGTAAAATGCCCTCCTTAGGGACTTAGATTGATTTAACTACCAATCAGCACTCCCCCGGAGGGCTTCTTATATTCGCGGATCACTACACCGTAGTGATGTATGTATTATTGATATAATATCCTATAGGTAATTATAAGTACAATAAAAACTTTAAGGATTATTCAAGGATTCTAAGAACTGAAGAACCAATCAGAAACTCTAAAACCAACTAGAATCTTAGAATCCTTGAACTCTAATCAACTCAGACCCAAATCAAAGATGAAACATTACTGCAGACCTGCCGCAATCTTCTGGGTTGCGGTCATATTTCCAGTCTGTACATGGCGACCTACTTGCCTTGGGGCATCCCCACCCTTACTTGCTGCAAACAAGTGAGGCGCATTTTTATGCAGACCTTTCATCCATTCTGTGATAGACATTGGGTCAGTCCCGTTCGCTCCGTAAATAACTTGGCCTTTAGAGTCAATTGGAACTGCGACACCATCAACAATGCGGAATACGGTCTTTGCACGAAGCAGCAAGTCATCAACCGCACTTGGCAATGCTTGAGGACCCTCAGTAGGAGTAGCCGCTGCTCTCACGGACGAGTCAATGAGGAGGGATTCCAACTGCCGGTTTGATGTTGAAATCTGAGTTTTAAGTTGGTCTACCTGACCTTCATACTCAACTTTCATTGTGCCGATTCTTCCAGCCACAAGCTCTTCTACTTTGCCGGCATCAAGAAGAGATTTATCGGCTACCATCGACTCGAGTTTTGCAAGATCACTGTACTTAGCTGGGTCAATACCTTTGAATTTCTCAAGGTCCTTCTTAAGCTGGATGTTATTGTCACGAAACTCTGCCAACCTAGCACTAGGCACAACGCCCGGCACGTCAAGTCGAAACTTGTTGTCATCACCCTTGATATACTCTTTTGCTACGTCTGCCGGTAATCCTTCCACTGAGTCCAATTCAAATTGAAGCGCCATTCGTTCCTCCTAGCCCACGGGACTGTTTTAAATAACCGTACCCGGTACGGTTTGTGAATCTAAATTCATTTTATCTGCGGCAAGTTTGTCAGATACTGCTTTATCAGCAGCAACCTTATCCGCTGCAGCTTTGTCAGCAAGTAACTTATTAACCTCATCTTCAATAGAAACATTCGGGGCATATAACTCACCTCGCTTAAGGTTAAATGCCAATACCTCAGCTGATATTCCGCCTGCAAGATACGCATCAACTAGTGCACTAATCTCTTGTGCAGATAATTTACTCGACAAGAAGTCACAATTCAGTGTAATAGTGACGTCGTCTGGGTTTAGACCACTAAACAAGGCGATTGTCTTGTATATTGAGTTAAGGAAACTCTGCGAGGCTTTTACAGAGATTGTCAATGAGGAAGTCTCGGATATAAACCGTAGTTTAACCACATCGGCAGACTCTGAACCTCTAGTTGAATTGTCAATAAAACGAGCAGACATAGACGCTACTTGTGACTGTTTCTCCGCCAAGGCTTTTTCAAGAGACTGTAGTCCCTGGCCAGTAAACTCGAGATACTTAGCATTACCTGATGGATCAGGTATAACCC